ATATAAGTTTTCTTTAACGGAGGTATCATAATGAGCATACATTTTGCTGACGGTACAACACAAACCAGTGCTGCGGGAGGAAAGATCCTTCAAGTTAAAACAGATCAAGAAACTAGCCATACTGAATGTTCTCCAGATAACCAACTTGAGTTTAAGGATATACCATTAAGTGTGTCAATAACACCTAGTTCAAGTTCAAATAAAATGTTAGTCAGTTTTGTGTTGTTTGGTGATTGTCGAGGGAATGATTATTCCCATTATTTTAGAGTCAAAAGAGCTATTTCAGGAGGATCAACTACTTTTATAACAGCATCAGATCAAGGTAATAGAACTGGTACATTATTTATTGGAGGAATGGGTAATGATTCTACTGGTGGTTCTACACCAACACAAATAACAATGAGTGATTATTTAGATTCACCTTCAACAACCAGTGCTATAACTTATACAGTTCAACATACAAGTCACGGTTCACAAATATTCCACTTAAATAGAAGTGAAGATACAGCTAATCAAGATGCGCATGAAGATGGTATTAGTTGGCTTACTATTAAAGAAGTAGCAGCATAAACAAATTAAAGTATGGCAATTATTCCAGGGAAAAAAAACTTTACTGTTGATAGGAGAGCAGACTTTCCTATTAGATTGACATTTAAAGATTCCACTGGATCGGCAATAAATTTAACTGGATATACTGTAGCTGCACAAGTTTACGATGAATCACGTTCCACAAAATATGCAGATTGGACAGTTGTATATACCAATAGAACAGGTGGCACTGTAGATATTTCTCTTACAGATACACAAACAGCTACTTTTACTCCAAACATTTTATTTTATGACGTATTATTAACAGAACCTGGTGGTAGCAAAAACTATTATTTAGAGGGTAAACTATTTATAAGTGAGGGTTACACAGCATGAGCAGTTCTAATTCGGTTACTGTTAGTCAAATTTCTGACGTAACTACAGTTGAGATTACAACACAAGGTCCACAAGGTCCATCAGGATCTATTAGTGGTCTAACTTTTGATGTTTCTGCAAAAGTTGAGGGATCAATACTGTATTATGACTCCACATCTGGTAACTTTAAAGCAGACACTACAACAACTAAACTTACACTCGTAGATGGAGGTAACTTCTAATGGCTAACACGATCAGAATTAAAAGATCTACTGGATCATCAAACCCAACGTCATTAGAAAATGCTGAAGTTGCTTTTAGAGAAGGTGATGAAGTTTTAGTTTATGGTACGGGCACAGGGGGATCGGGAGGTTCAGCTACAAGTATTATTTCTATCGGTGGTAAGGGAGCATTTTTTGATAAAGCAACAGTAAGAGGAGCTAACTTAGTATTATCAGGGCCAACAACAGGTAGTAATGCTGCACCAACATTTCGATCTCTTGTTGTCGCAGATATACCAACGCTAACAGCATCTAAGGTATCTGACTTCGATACTCAAGTAAGAACAAATAGACTTGACCAATTAGCTAGTGCAACAAGCACTGTTTCTGGAGTCACGCCTACAGCCGATGCTCATTTTGCAACTAAGGGCTATGTAGATTCTGTCAGTGAGGGATTAGATGTCAAAGGAAGTTGTGTTGCAGCCACAACAGCAAATATTACCATTGCAACTGCTTTAAATAGTGGTGATTCTATTGACGGAGTAACTCTTGCAAATGGAGATAGAGTACTTGTTAAAGACCAAAGTGTTGCAACCCAAAATGGTATTTATGTAGTCGGAGATACACCAGTAAGGGCTGATGACTTAGCGGCTGGTGCTGATGCTGCTGGTGCGTTTTCTTTTATAGAACAAGGATCAACTAATGCTGATATTGGTTTTGTTTGTACTTCTAACAAGGGATCTGCTGTTGTAGGAACAAATAGTTTAGCATTTAGTACATTTTCTTCTAGCGGTAACGTAACGGCTGGAGATGGATTAGATAAGTCTGGTAATGAACTAAGTGTTGATCTTAAAGCAAATGGTGGTTTAGTCATTGAATCAACTGAATTAGCTGTTGATTTAGCTGCTAGTTCTATAACAGGAACACTTGCGATTGGCGATGGTGGAACGGGTGCTACAAGTGCAAGTGCAGCTAGAACAGCTTTAGGACTTGCTATCGGCACTAATGTTCAAGCGTATGACGCCGATTTAGCTAATTTATCTGGTTGTCAATCTGGAGCTTCTGCTGCTTTAGCTGCTCTTACTTCAACTGAAGTGGCTATTCTCGATGGAGCAACAGTATCGACTTCTGAACTGAACATTATGGATGGTGATACATCTGCAACATCTACAACTTTGGCAGCAGCAGATCGTCTGGTAATGAACGATGCAGGAACTATGAAACAGGTTGCATTATCTGATTTGGTTACATTTTTAGAAGATGAAAGTGCCTCTAGTTTTGATATAGATGGAGGAACATACTAAATTTAACCATCAGGAGGTCGAACAATGGCGAACACAATTAAATTAAAAAGAGCAAGCGGTAGTGATCCAGGTGCTAGTGACCTTGCGGTTGGAGAAATAGCAATACGAACCAGTAATTGTAAATTATTCAGTAAAAATGATGGAGGATCTGCTATTGGTATAGTCGCTGGATCGGCTGATACTTTAACTACAGCAAGGACTATAGCTGGAGTAAGTTTTGATGGATCGGCAAATATTTCACTTAACAACAATGCTATTACTAATGGTGCAGGATATTTAGCTGATATTGTCAGTGATACTTCTCCTCAACTTGGTGGCGATTTAGATGTTCAATCAAGCAAAATAACAACAGCAACAAGTAATGGTAATGTAAAAATCGAACCAAATGGTACTGGTGTTGTTGAAGTTAGAGGTGCTGGAGGTAATGATGGCAAGTTACAACTAAATTGTTCTGCACAAAGTCATGGAATAAAATTAGCTTCACCTGCTCACAGTGCATCACAATCTTACACATTAATTTTTCCAGATAATCAAATTGCTGCTGATAAATATTTAAAAATAAAAAGTATTTCTGGATCGGGTTCAACTGCAATAGGTCAAGCAGAATATGCCTCACTTGATGCTAATGATCTTGGAGAAGGCACTGTACCAGATGCTAGATTTCCTTCTACATTACCAGCACTCAATGGATCGGCACTTACAAATTTAAACGGAAGTAATATTGCTTCTGGAACTGTGGCTGCTGCTAGAGTGGCAACTCTTAATCAGGACACAACTGGAAACGCTGCTACGGCTACAGCTTTAGCAAATGCAAGGACTATTGCAGGAGTTAGTTTTGATGGAACTTCTAATATCTCATTAAATAATAATGCTATAACAAATGGTGCTGGCTACATAACTACAGTTGCAGATACAACTATCGCACCTTCCACAATAGATATGGAGGATGATGAAAAAATAAAACTT